CCATATTCGAACAAATGCTGGATATGACCGATTAACTATTCTAAAGAATGGTAATGTCGGTATAGCAACTACTACTCCTTCTTCGAAGCTTCAAGTAAATGGAAGCTTTGCTGCAAATTGTAAGTCTTTCATAATTGATAACCCTATTACTGGCGGTAAGCTTCAATATGGGGTAATCGAAAGTAATGAGCATGGTGTAAGTGTAAGAGGAGAATCAGATCAGGCAGAAGTTCAATTGCCAGTAGAGTGGGAATGGCTCGTCCACGAAGATAGCGTGACAGTTCAGCTCACACCGATTGGACAAGCGCAAGACTTGTTTATATTAGAACGCAATAACATAAGAGTTAAGGTCGGTGGGATAGCAACCAATGGGAAATACAGCTATGTGATCTCCGGAACACGCAAAGATGCAGATCCTATTCAAGTTAATATTCCTAAAATCGAATTAGTAGGTGATTCTTGAAGGATAAAGCCTATACTGTAACATACATGTCCAATAGATAATAGGGGTATTTGAAGGGTAAAAACATACTGTAAATATACATGTAGAATCAGTAGAATAGGCTTAGACAAGGTCTGAGCAACAAGAAACGGTAGGTTTGCACCTACCGTTCTTTATTTGATATGTAACTAACTTAATTAAATTTGTCCTTGATTGCGTAGACGTCCACGTTCTGGGGTCCATGGACCTTGTATTGGTGGAATTACTTTAATTTGTGCTTGACGTCCTGCACCGTAATAACCAGCGGAGAGCATTATAACAGAAGCACCAGTTAGAGTAGCTCCAGATGCATCAGGCAGAAGAGCAGATGCAGGGAATGTAATTGAAACAGCTTTACTATCTTCCTTACGAATAATTGCCATGTCGAGAACACCTGATTTATAACCATTCTTTGATCTAATGGTCAATTCACCAATACCAATAGCAGAAAGCTCTGTACCTGATGTATCGATTGTTCCGATGTTAACATTAGTACCTGTCATTGTAGGAAACGTATTCCATACAGCGTAGTATGTTGAAAGTGTAACGTTGTCGGCAGTTGTACCGACTGCCCAGCCGGAGTTCAGAACATAGTGATGTTCATAGCGTCGAAGTCCTTGACCTTCATCAGCACCTGACTTACCAGTCCCATTTAGAGTAATGTTAGTAAATTTCATATGTTAATATTTAATCAATCAAGTGCACTTTTTACAAAAAAGAACGGGTCCATTTCTGGACCCGTCCTGGTTAATAGTGTTATACTAATATATCTTAGAAGTATACAGCACTTGATCCTGGAGTGAACTCCTGACCCATGTTCTGTACAATAATGACGTGATAGTAAAGGTTAGCACCAAAGATGTTGTCGACAACACCATAACGGGTGAGAAGTCCTACGCGTGGTGCGAAGTCGTTCGGTCCGATTGTGCGCTGAACCATAACTGGAATGTATGGGCAATAAATGATACCTGTGTCGTAGAACTCAGGTCCTTTATATCCAAGTAGTGCGTACTCGATGTTAGTAGGAGCATTGGTGTAAGATCCGGCCTGGCCGAAGTTACCACCTTGCACTTCTGTGCGTGTATCACGGTAAACGTTAAAACGTCCACCAAGTGATCCAACCTTAGCAATACCAACTGGCTGTGTATTAACATCACCTTGTACAGGTACCCACTGGAATTCAGGGAGCATCTCAAGGATAGCACATACACGTGGAGTTGCAACAATGAAGTTAGCAGCTCCGCGACGGTTACGTACAGCAATACGGTTAGCTTCGATAATCAAGCGCTGGTAGAAGTCACGGTTACGCTCAACGAGCCAGCGACCATCAGCAGAAGCTGGGCTCCAGATGGAGAAACCAGGTCCAAATCCTGCACCAAGTGCGGACTGGATCATACGCATAAGCATCTCGCGGTCGATCTCAGCTTGGATCTCATACGACATAGCGTTTGTGATCTCAGCATCAATGTCGATACCGTTCATGTTCTTAAGGTCCTGCTCAAGTTCAACTGACCAACGAGCGCCGAGGCGACGTGTACCAGCTTCAACAGCAGTCTTTTCGAACTTAACTTCAACCTGTGGAATGTTACCAGTAATCTCAAAAGCTGAGAGAATGTTAGCAACACCTTGGTCTTGGTCAGCAAATGTCCATCCAGCTGCGACTGAGCCGGAAAGCTGTGTAGAAGAAGCACCAGTGAAGCGAGTATCAAGTAACTGATATCCAAGTTCATCACCTGGAAGTCCTGCTGAACCAGTATATCCACCTGCACCATTAGGGGCTGTGTTATTAGCGAGAGCAGGTGTTTTTCCATCAGTACCAGTACCAAGTGTCTCAGACTGGTAAGCATAACGCAAAGCGAATGCAAGACCAACTGGTCCACTCATAGGCTGTACACCAACGATTTCGTTAGTGATGAGCTCTGGGAATGTACGACGGATCATCGGGATAAGCACCTTAGGAAGGCGAGCATCGTTCGGGGCATAAGTATCGCCGGAAGAAGACTGCGTATTAGGGTTGAATTGTACTCCACCCTGAGCAGATCCACCAAGAGATCCACCGCCAACAGACGAGGATTCTTCGATACACCATTTCTCCTGGTTCTCCAGGAGGATCGCGGTATTAAGGCGAGTATTGTCATCTTCAATAGCTTTAACACTATCGGAGGTATAATCAAGGACTGGTGCCCACTTCTCCAAAAGAGTTGCAGCACGATCCTGATCAATAAATGATTGTGGTTTGTTCATAATAATATTTTTTTTGTTTGTTTCGACCTTTCATGAGACTAAATCTCAAGTTACTCAGACACTATTCGTGTCTCATTGTTCAGGGTGAAAAATTATTTCATCTTATCCAGACCCGCAATATACGGATTCTCTGGAGTGGAAGGTTTTACTTTTGCCTCAACGATTATTTTAGGAGCATCAGCCTTCACAGTGCGTTGGCTAATAGCTTCTTCGCGAATAGCTGCCATTTGCTCTTTTTCTTTCTTGTCAAAGAGACGTGCAGTGTATTCGAAATTCTCTGTGATAAACTTTGCAGTTTTATCACTCAATACTTTCTTAAGATAAGCAGCTTTCTTATCATTAAAGCCTGAAAGCTTCTGATCAAGAACAAGTCTTGCTGCAGCATCTTCATATGCTTCTTTAAGATGTTTATTTTCAAGCTTGATAACATCAAATTCTTTCTGTAGATCATTGATTTGGCCTTTGCCATCAACAATAGCTTCCTTAACTGACTCACTCATAAGTGAAGAGTCAACAGCAAGAACATTGCGTAGATTATTCAAAACACTCAAAGCTGTCTTATTAGCGGTTGCTTCTTCTATTGCTTGTACTGGAAGTGCTTCATCAATGTACTCTTCAATATAGCTAGAGATAGACTCTACTAGTACATCTTTAAACTCTGTAGCATTTTCATTAAGCTCACGCTCATACTTCCTAACAACTGTAACTAGCTTCTTCGCGTTGTTCGCGTCTACCGACTCAACGACTCGCTCCATCTTTGCAGTATGATCACTGTCAATTCGAGCAACAAGTTCCTCAAGCTTCTCAGCATAAAGTTCGTCTTGGGTAGTAAGTGCAGCCTCAACAGAAAGATCTACTTTCTCTTTGAGTGCCGTTTCGATGTTGCTTACACTGTCTTCAGTGAGCACATCCTTAAGTTCTTCTGGTAATAGATCTTTGTTCATAATTTAAAAGAGTGGTTTTTCTGCTGCTTGTTTTATTCTTGATTCAAGCTTATTGTTAACAGCTGATTGTAAATATTTATTCGCGGCAGCATAGTTTTTATCGGAAATTGCATCGATAAACTTGCTTATCTTTAGTTTAGTAGCGTCTTTTTTAGCCATTTTGTTTATTTAGTTAGGTTTGTTTTAAAATCAAATTTTATTAATAAAATTCATGATTCTCTCAAGTAGATATTTCTCTACTTCTTTCTTAGGAAGCTTACCAACTGCCTTTTCGAAGTTGTCGTAAATCTCTTCATACTTACCATCTTCAGCTAATACCCATTGTTTAGACTCTAGGATACCATTAACGAAAGCTTTTGGATATGATGGATCAGCCACTGCATCGATTGCAACAAGCTTCATATTACGTACTGTACTATGACCACCAGCTTCTTCTAATGTACCAAGAGCACGTGAGCTCATACCAACTTTAACACCATCATTGACTAGTGCGCGAATAATGTGACCACAAGGTGTAGTAAGTACTTTAGATTTACCATAAAATACATTGCCATCTTGAGTCATTTCAGTTACCATATGGCAAGCGCGCTCTAGATCAACATCAGCTGATGAAGGGTGGTTAAGCTCACCCATTGCACGGCCTGGTTTTACCATATTTTCATTATAATTAGCTACTTCACGCTCTAGCTCATGTAGGGGGTAGCTTCTGTTATTACGATTAACTCCTTCAGCCATCATATAAGGCCCCTTAATGAAGAGGTTGGATGGTGAATCTTTATTAGTCTCTTCCTCAATGACCTCGAATTGGTCATGTAGGTCTGGATTCTCACATACAAGATTAAGTTTAAGTGACATATACTATTATTTATGCCTAAAGATCAAGAAAGCTCTTTTTCTGTTAATATTAACCATTTATAACCTCTACCCTCACAATATTTTCTTGCAGCCTTCCATTTTGCTTGATTCTTAACAAATTGAACTTGCTCGTATATAATATGTTTTTTCTGTTTATACTTAGTAGTTGGTTTTAAAGTTTGTTTATAAGGTTTTATTTCTACAAGATATTTAGTAATAGCACTACCTTCTTTAATAACAACATAGTTATCTACGTGATATCTATGATTACGTTTAGTTAAAGGGTTGTAATATGGTATAATAACATTTTCACTACCCCATCTAACTACCTTTGGATTGTTATCACAGAAGCGAAAAAATTTTAATTCTAATCCTGAACGATAAACAGCTCGTTCACCGATAAATTTATCGATGTTTTTTGGTACAAATATACCTTGCCGATAACGTGGATTTTTTTTCATTACCCAACAATAAAGAGGGCTGGGTCACTGTCTCCAAGACCTGGTGAAGCACCTTCGAGTAGTTTGGTTTCTAGTTCTGCTTTCTTTTGCATACCTTCTTGCAATAAATCGTAGTTGAGAGCACCTCCACCTAGAAGATTTACACTTCCAAACTTACCACGTACACGTCCTACTGTAATCATTGTTAGTGCAAGTGCGTACTCATAAACCCATTGCTCTTTAATAACATCTCTAATTGGACGCTCAACATAACAAGAAATAACACCATAAAAACGCTCATTACGAGGTTGAGGGTACATCTTTAAGTACTGTGTACGTGGATCAAATTGTAGGTCTTTTCTTAAAGCAAGAACCTTTTCACGAGTATCAATCCACTCCTTCATTGTATACCATGATACAAG